GTGATGTTTGCTGGATTGCCGCCCTGACTGAGCCATTTTCTAGGGTCTTGGCCGACCGGCGGTTGCTCTGACCAAAGTGTGGGGTCTGCTAGAAGATCGAGCCCAGAAGGATTTACTTCGAGCATTAGTGGATGTGTTTCGTAAGCGTGTACTAGTGGGAAGCGCAGTAGACCCATTACCCAGACTGTGCCATGTTCTGAGAAATATTTTCGGGGGATTCGGACGTCGCAGCGTCCGGTAGTTTTGCCGACATAAGAGCCAATAGTGGCGTCGTCAGTGCCGTCGACTTCAGTGCCCGAGAGATTGAACGTTTCGCGCCAGATCATTTCTGGGCGTTGGTCGGCGTCGATATTTACGGATGATCCCCAGATATCAAGGATATCGTTATAGCGCTCTCCGAACCATGTTCTTTCAATTTCGCTTTTGTATTCTGCTTGTGTACGTGCAATATTTCGAACGTCAATTTTTGGAAGCCCTTCGTCTTCTGAGCCGAGCACAGTGTAGTCCTGATCAGCTAGATCGCGCCACGTTGTAGCGTTATCTAATTGTATACCTCCCACCAGTGGATGAGGTAGGCGGGCGCAGAGGCGTCCGTAGCGGCGATAGTCGATAGATGCCGCTGAAGATCCTGTAGGATATTGTTGAAAGTTAGCGTCTGGGTCGAAGGAGGGGACTCTGAAATATCGGTCCCAAATACGGTTATATCCTTCGATAGTCCATAGCGGGATAGAAGCGGGTGCCTCATTATAGCCGAGAAAGCAGGCGTCTCGCTCGCCGGTATTAAGAGCGAAACCTGTAAGAGTGACTTGTTCGTCATAGCCTTGCCTCACCATGTTTACAAAGTCGTTGCCGTAGATGTGACGATAAGGGATGTAGAAAGCCAGAATGTCGACCTGTGTTTCAGCGACAATTTCTTTTCTGAAGGGTGACAGCCTGACGATTCCGTCGAGGCTGATTTCGAAAGAGTCCCCTGCTACTGTAGGGATGATAGCTAGTGTTTGAAGACGACCGATTTTTCCGCAGCGGTGTATTTGATGTGAAAGATCGAATGGTGTTCGCATTAATAGACGCTCCCAGATACGATTTTGAGGATGTTAAGCGCCCATTGAGGAACGTTTTCCATAGTTGTTAGAATGCCGGTTAGCGCCATTAGTCCTATAGCCCACCGTTTTTTTACTTTGTTAGGACCGTCAAAGATTGTTGGAGTTTCTTTATTTGGTTCTTGCATTGTGATTCTCACATTTTGAGTTATTAGGGGAGCCTTACGGCGCCCCTTTTTTGTTTTTGTTTTCGGCGATATTGGCCTCGATTGGCGTTGGTTCTGGCATGAATGTGACTTCTGTTTTTTTGGTTTTTTGGAAGTCTTTATATGCCAGTTGTAACGCCTGTGAGAGGCCTTTTTTTAGATCGCCGATAATTTCGAAGGTATAATTTTTGCCTTCGATTATAATAGAGGCTTTCATACTTGATATCCGCCTCTGTAGTAGATTTTAGAGCCGCGGCGGCGGCTTCTTTTGATTACGCGTTTCATCAGTTGGCTCCTGCGGCTTGACGCATACGGACATTCATACGCGATTCAAATTGTTTACGCACTTGTGCGGATTCGTCAGTTTCTGAGAGTTGGCAGACGAGAGCAAAGAGCTGGGAAGGTGTAGATTTGTCGACAGTAGAAGCTACTTGGCCAGCCACGGCTAGGTCTTGTGCGCGAGCGCCAGTGGTGCCTTGTTCTGCGAGCCATGTGCAGCATACCATACGATTTACGGGGCTTACGAATGTGCTGACAATTGCAGCGACATATTCGGTAGGGATTTGGAAGCGTCCGAGTCCCAGGACGTCTACCGTTCCGAAGATGAGTGCGTCGAGAGTAGTTACGACGCGGCGGCGCTGTTCTCGTTGCCACGAGGTATTGCCGTTTGCAAGTTTATAGTCCTCGGGAGAGATTCCGAGAGAGTCGAAATCAGCAGATGTATATTCTGCGATTGAGCGCATTACGCCAGAGGCTACTTGAAAGGAGAGAGAGTGTTGCACTGTTTTTTCCTTGTGTTTTTGGCCGATGCCTTCGGCCCGGGCTGGTTGTGGAGCCCCTTCGGGTCTCCAGCGGAGCCACCATCCCTATCGGGACGGCTGCGCCGATATTAGTGTAGTGCAAAAAATAAGCGGCCCTGTCAAGGGCCGCTTCGCTTAAACCCTTGACAGGGCCGCTCATTTTTTTAGAGGCTGTCTGTCGCTTCGTCGGGTAAACCCGACTCATGCGAGATCGGATTAAGAACGACGTCTAGACAATCCGATAGTTTTAACAAGACGTTTTCCATTTCTGTTTTTGGGTATGCCTGATCTGGCCGTTGCAAGATTCGGATCAGGACTAAGAGCGTGAGTTGTAGAGACACCAGCCGAGAGATTGCAAGTTGACGGTCGTATTCAGATACCGCGTGTTGAGTTTGCTTTTCGCTCATATGTGGTTTTCCCGAAATATTTTTCGTTTATTATTTGTGCGGCGTTATTTATGTCAGTTTGGGCGTCAGATATATCCTCGGCGCTTATATTTTGGGCAGGTGAAGATAAAGTCTTCAACGGGCTGAGGGTTGGTGATGGTTCTGTCATAGCGCGCACCCGCGTTAGCAGCCCTGGCTGTGATTGCGTATCCTTGAGCAGTTCGAATTGATTTTGTATACCGAGGGTATTTTGGTTGTTCCGGAGCGCTAGCGTCCTGATTAGGAAGCGCGGGACTGTTTGGTGGTTGAGAGTCACTGTTGGTGCTTCGCTGTGTATCAGTGTCGTTATCGTCTGTTGTTTCAACAGCGATATTAACTCTGCCGGTATTTCGTGGCCGAGTTTGTGTTGTTTTTTTATCCGCCATTTGTAGTCTTCCCTGTTGTTGTTGAGATAGGATTTAAGAACGTATTTATTCATATAGCCCGCGATTGCTAACGGGCTGTTGGATTTTAGTCCGGTTCCTGTGGTGGGATCAATAGGCCATCTGAAACCAGATCGGCCGAAGGCGTCTGAAGCAGAATATCGCACGCCAATGGGTGCTGAATATCCATGTCGCCAATATACCTTGAAGGAGTTGAGTTCTCTTTTGTTAGGGTAGTTTGAGCCGATGTTAGGGCAGCAAGTGCCCAAAGGGAGATGAGACATAGCATGCAGAACATGTATATGTAGGCGGCCAGTTTTCGAGCCACGTTCAGTGACCGCGAAATAAGTGTGATAGGGTTGTCCTGGGTGGGTGCGTTTGTTTCCGGTGATAGCTGTTCGGATTCCATTGTCTAAGTTCCTTATGTAGCTTTTGAAGGCGGTTGATTGAGGATGAAAGACTTCTTCGATGGAGCCGTCTCTAACGGTGAGAGTGTTGAAGATGAAGAACCAGCCTAAGTGTGCTTTGTGAGCGATCTCAGACTGAAGAAGGAATTTGTGGCTAGAGCAGCGGGCCTGTCGAGTGATGTCGTGCATAACGTTGAGGGTCTCGCGTTCTAGGTCTGTGTAGGTGGCTGGATTGTCGCGGTTGATGCCTTGGAACACATAATTGACGACGTCTTTAACCGGCCAATCGAGCCATTTAGGAGCGGGGGAATTAAATTGTTTATTATCTAGTCGGGAGCGGTGGATTTTTAAGTCTATTGTTACGTCGTTGAAACGATTGCTATGGTGCAGTTGTATTTTGTCTTTTAGGAATTGCCGCTTGTTTTCCAAGGTTTGAAGTAGCGTGCGGCATTTATTGAAGTCTCTGAAGATTTTGTTTGTTATCGCTGCCTGACTGACAGTTACCATGGCTTTCCCGGATTTGTTTTTTGGTGATCTCGTGCTGATTTATATACCATCTGTTCGTAGTTTTTTACGAAGTTGAAGGGTTCCATTTTTGGGCTGTTGGTGCCTACGGTTTTTTTGATTTGAAGAGCCCTTGGAGAAATTTGCCGCCTGACATTGCTGCTTGAGTGCCTTTGCCTAGTATTGCGGCCATTTGGAGTGCGTCTCTTTTTACAGAGTTGATTTCTGGAGCGGGCATTTTTGCGATTGCGGCGTTGATAGAATTGCGTTTATCGCCCGGTGCGAGTTCCGAGGTTAGAATGGGGAGAATCGATTGCCAGCCGGGGCGCTGTGAATATTTGTAGAGACCGAGGTCGACTGATTCTGTAGGAATGAGGGCTAGGAAATTGGCTACTGTGGAGTTGTTGATATCCTGATAGGTTTTTTGTGTAGAGGCTACTGCGCTGTCTGTTTGGGCTTCTGCTAGCATTTGCTGTGCGGCGGCTGAGGCTGTTTGTTGCTTGGGTAGATTACCGTCGTCTGTTTGTATGCCTACCGATTTAAGTGATGTTTCGTTGTTCATTCTTGCGATGGATTGTTGAGACATGGCGTTTATACCCGCGACGTCGCGGGCGGTATCTGCTTGGATTTGTGCCTGTATAAGCGGTAGGAATTGAGAACCCATATCGGGGGTAGCGCGCGAAGGTGCGCCGCCGGTCGGGTTAGGTGCAGAGATTGAGGGAGCGGCAGAGGAACCCAGCCTCTCCCAGGGCGAAGTGCCCGCATAGACTGTATCCATATATTGCAGATCAGCTTGCGCTTGGACTGGAGCCATTGTCTGAAGCCGGTTGACCTCTCGGGTAGTATCAGCGGCGTGTGTCGCGTCTTGGTAGGTGTTATAGGCGTCTGCTTGTGCAGGAGCGATACCGGTAAGAAACGCAGACTGTCTGGCAATTTCTCGCGGGTTTACGAGATCTGCCATGTTTTGGTTGTGGTCGACATCTTCACGGCGAACGCGAGTAGCTGATCCGCCGAGGAGGCTGTTTGCGACAGCACCGCCGGCCGTTTGGCCGGCGCCAGCAATGAAGCTGGTTGCTGCTGATGCAAGAGCGGGAAGGATTGACGCTAGAAAGCCGGGCATTATCGCACCGGATCGTAATAGCGAAGTTCATTATCTAGGGTGCGGAACCCGAAGCGCGATTGATACATTTGTTGCGTGACGCCTGCTCCTGTGGGGTTGATTTGTTGAAAGCCGTGAACGAAGTGGCGCGGAAACGTTCCGTTTAGAGCGACAATGTGATGGTAGTTTTGTGAGAAGTAACCGGACGCGATCGCTTCATAAGAGCGAAGGCGCGTTGGTTTGATGATTGTTTTTAGTTCTCCTGCGACCGTGGCGGCTGTGTCAATAGAACCGATGAAAGGGGCCATTATACAGCCAGTGTTGAAGAAGCCCAGGTATTCGCCCCATACTTCGATGAGGACGGTATTTGCGGCTGGGACGTCGACTAGGATTTGTTGCGCCCACCCGGAAACCACGCCAGTGGCGTGAGAGCCTGAAGCGGATGTATTACAGTGCGAACTGCCTTGGCCCTGTAGGGCTGTAGGATTTACGATTTGGGCGCTACTGTTTTGTTGGCTGACTGTTGAGCCAGTTGCTAGGGCCGAAGTGGCGATGTTGGTTGTCGCTTCGACCTCTAGAGTGTGACGGGCCATACCGATGCGGTTGATTTTATTTCCCATTATTGTGCTCCCGCGAAGATAGACATTTTGACATCTGGAATATGACGAAGTGCGGTCACGCCGACTTGAGCATGAATTTGCCAATGGCCTAGTTGAGACGTTTGAAATACGTCTGCGTAGTCTGTAGCCTGATGGTAATAGATGTTCGTGATGTCATCATACGATGTTTTCGAGAATGGATAGCCGGGAATGTCGATGAATTGGATATGCACCGAATTAGGGTGCGCCCGGTAGTGAAGCCCATAGGGCTCTGTCATTAGAGCCGTGATGTTTGCAGGGTTGCCTCCTTGAGTGAGCCATTTGCGCGGGTCTTGTCCCACGGGCGAGATTTCTGACCATAGCGTAGGGTCCGCGAGGAGGTCGAGCCCTGACGGGTTGACCTCTAGTGCGAGTGGGTGTGTTTCATACGCGTGGACGAGTGGGAAGCGTAGAAGGGCCATAACCCATACTGTGCCGTGCTCTGCGAAGTATTTACGTGGAATTCTGACGTCGCAGCGAGCGACGGTTTTGCCGACATAGGAGCCAATTGTTGCGTCATCTGTGCCGTCGATTTCTGTGCCTGACATATTGAAGGTTTCGCGCCAGATCATTTCTGGGCGCTGGTCTGCGTCAATGTTTACGGACGAACCCCAGATGTCTAGGATATCGTTGTAGCGTTCTCCGAACCATGTTCGTTCTATTTCGCTTTTGTATTCTGCCTGAGTGCGAGCGATTGACCTTACGTCTATGACTGGGAGTCCCTCGTCCTCTGTGCCAATGAAAGTGGCATCAGATTGAGCGAGATCGCGCCAAGTGGTTGCGTTGTCTAGCTGTATACCTCCCACCAATGGATGAGGGAGACGCGCGCATAGGCGGCCATATCGGCGGTAGTCTTTAGCTGCGTCCGAAGAACCTGTTGGATATTGTTGAAAGTCTGAATCTGGATCGAAAGAAGGGACGCGGAAGTAGCGGTCCCATATACGATTGTATCCTTCGATGGTCCAAAGAGGGATAGACGCTGGGGCTTCATTGTATCCGAGGAAGCAACAATCTCGTTCACCGGAATTGAGACTGAACCCTGTAAGAGTGACTTGCTCGTCATAGCCTTGCCTCACCATGTTTACGAAATCGCTTCCATATACATGCCGGTAAGGAACGTAAAAAGCGAGGATATCTACTTGTGTTTCTGCTACGATTTCTTTGCGGAAGGGTGCTAGACGGACGATGCCGTCAACGTTGATTTCCATTGAGTCTCCAGCGACTACTGGAAGGATGGACAGTGTTTGTAGGCGCCCGATTTTTCCGCAGCGGTGGATTTGGTGTGAAAGATCGAAAGGTGTTCGCATCAATAGACGCTCCCGGAGAGAAGTTTAAGAATATTTAGTGCCCAAGTTGGGACGTTTTCCATAGTAGTTAGGATTCCTGTTAGAGCCATGAGTCCGATAGCCCACCGTTTTTTTACTTTGTTGGGG